ACCGATGTCGATACGAGCGCAACCAGATTCGAAGCGACTATCGTGAGTCGATTGCTTCCATTGTTGAATACGCTCGTTGGTCGTGTCGCTGAGCGCATCCTCTATCCCTCGGTAAAGGTCATCGGTAATAGCCACCTTTGTTGCTCCGAAGCCAATGATAGTACCCCCAACGCCAGCGCCAAAGTAACCTACTTGCTTGGAGTGATTTGTGTTCCAGCCTTGCAGATTCTTTTTGTCATCAGAAAGCCTAACGTCAGTGAAACAAGTGGAGTACTTATCGGACTTGATTATCGCTCTTACATCGTATGCGAACTTGAGATAGAGCGTTGCAGTACATGTGTTCCTCATCACCGATTCGGCTGGATTGCGTCCCAGAGTCCAAGCGCAAAAAAGCGAAGTGATGTAACTCTTTCCAGCCCTTGGAGGCATCGACACTGATAGCGATTTGATTGTTCCCTCCTCGACCTTTTGGAACGCCACTGCGATGTCCTTTAGGAATGGTCGTGACTCATAGAACTCGGAGTCGTAGTACAAACAGAACTGCCAGAAATCACGCCTAGCCAGTTCTTGTCTGAACATATTTTTTACATACGATTTGCGAGCCTCTACGTCCATGATTAGTCGTTAAGTAAGTCCATCAATTCAGCCGTTGACATGCCAGATAAGTCTGGATTCGTGTGCTTGATTTCAACCTCAGAGCGCTCAACATAGCCCCTACTTTTTGCCTTGCATTTGAGGTAGAAGATAACACATGCCACATTACCCTCGTAGATCAATTCATGCAGTTTGGATTCCACGAAATCGATTGCGATATTCTCGATGTCCTCGACCTCATTTTTATATTCGATGTCCTTTGCCAGCCACTTGTAATGCGTGCTTCTGGAGATACCAACTTTCTTGATGGCTTGCGAGATTATCCCCAGCGATGAAGTCAGCGCCGAGATCATCGCCTTTTTTTTCACTTCAGTAGCCAGCGCCTCTTTTTTTAGTGTGTCCCCTTTTGTCTCTTTGCGTTCCATATTCAGTTCATTTTATGCGTTAATAAAGTAGATAACTACCAGTGTACCAGTAATATATCCAATTGACAGAGCGAAAGCCATCTGTATACGCTCAGTCCAGTCAGTTGCCTCCACTATGTATTTGATGAAGGGGAGTCCCAGAAATGGAGAAATGCCAGCAAAGAATATCATGCCAGCCAGATTCCGTTCTGTTACAAAAGTAATATAAAACGTGCTACAAATCTCAATGACCAGAGCCGAAAGGAATAATACAAAGTACTTCATATCCGTTCCCTTATGAGTTTGCTTAATACCTCCATCGCCTTGGCTGAGTCAGTGACTGTAAAGTCGCCTTCCTTCATTGGGATATTACCCACTCGAGTGGTGATTGATTTTAATTGGCGCTCAGATTGATTAGAGCCTCTCTTCACTCTTCCAGCTAACCCATCACCCATTATCTTGATGATAGTCGGCTCAGCGCTCTCTAATGCCCTCCTATTTGTAAACCTATCTCCCTCCATGATTATTACTTTACCTTGGTTGAGTTCTAAGAATCCATCGAGATCAGTGATGACACTCATTGAAAGTCGGTCAGAGCCTTCGAAAGTTGAGCCATCGTATTTCCCCACTACAATAACAGATTCAGAGCAGTGCCAATAGAACTTGCCGTACTTCCGTTTGTTGGTGCATCCAAAGGTGCTGATGATGGACTTCATGAGCCATGTCTTCCCCACCCCAGCGCATCCGATTACCAGAAAGTTATTGTTAGTTCCGTTTTCCATTTGATTGTTTTTTCTCAGATAAGAATTTGTGATTATAAGTTTCCTCTCGGAATTGCCATAAGGGAGTCCAGTCAACTCCAGAGGTAATGGCTGAAGTCAGTTTGGAAAGTTCCTTACCAGAGCGCTCGATGTAGTACCCTACATACCTCTTGCCGAGTCGATATTTCTTGTAAGCGCATAAGGTCGTCTCGATGTTCCAGATGTTCTTGTGGTCGATTTCCATTAGCTGGATAGCCTCATAGATTTGAGTGAATTTACCTTGCAGAAGTTTCACCTCATCGCCGTTGATTTTTTTATCAGTGCCATGCGTGAAAAGTTCATTCAAGTCGAAAGCCAGTACCAATCCATTGCGACATGATTCCGCCTCTTTCAAGTCCAAGTGAGTTGGCTGAATTGCCAGATCAGTGAGTACATTGACCATCTCCAGATAAATGAAAAGAGTGAATCTACCAAAGGTGAATATCTCGGAAGCCTTGTTGTAAACCTTATTGTAGTTTTCACCAGAGGTGGAGGTGCATAGGGATCTAAAAAAGTCGTGTTGAGTTCTGTTCCCTATCATCCGTTTGTAAGATACGAAAGCATCTACAAATTGATTTGAGGATTTCACTCGAAGCCTATCAGTCTGGAAGATTAACGGCGTCTTGTTTTTGTCCCACCAGATTTGTAGTCGGTCCAAATCGACATTCTCGAAATCTGGAAATTCATTGTAGATGTAGTAAGTGGTCGTTGCCGAGTAGGAGCATGCGTAAAGGAACGCCATCCAGTACCTTTGCTCGATATTCAATTCAAATCGATTGCAGAGGTATCGTAAGGTATCATTCGCTGGATCAATGTCCCGAGCCAGTGAACTCCTTTTGTGATATTCAAGGTATTTTTCTAAGTTGTCCATTTGCGCATCTTTGTACCCTTATTCCGAGTAAAACATATTCCATCCAATTTCATTCCGCACGCTTCGTAAAATAAGTTGGCTGAGGTATTGGTATCGTTGCATTTGATTGTTAGCTTCTTGCCTTCTCGTTGTGCCTTAGACATCATCGCCGTTACGATAAACTTCCCTACCCCTTTACCCTTGAAATCCTCCCTTACGGCTATTTCCTCAATTACATAAGAATTGGCTCTTGGTGACCATTTGTAGTGACAGAAAGCGATGTCATCAATAACCATGAACTTGTTATTGCTCGTCTTTTTGAGATAGTTCTGCCAGACCATAAACAAGTCAAAACTGCCTATGTGTTCCTTCTCCTTTTTGTAGATTTCTTTTATCCATGAAGCATCGCTCTCGGATGCCGATCTAATTATTAATTCCATTGAAGTAAAGTGTTAATTGGTACTTGTTCCGGAGTGCAACCATCAATTGCCCTTTTGAAAATATCTTGGGTGGAAGCGATGAATACGGATTCCCCTACCTCCAGAAACCATAATGGTCGAAAGCCGTTAGTGAAAGCGTAAAGAGTCTCCCCCTTAATAATAACTCCAGAAAAAGAGCCGTTGTCCTTGACAAAGTTTAGGAGCGCTTGTGGATCTAAATTTGAAACCCTTAATGCGATTTCCCCATCATTTTCCGTAGTCATTTTTATTTGGTATTTTTCTTCCATTTGCGATTTCGTCCCCATGTCAATCACCCCATTAAAACATAAAGAAGTATCGCCGATTTCTATCGGTTGATTGTTCAAATGATTTTTAAAGTCGCCAGAAGTTGAGTACCGATTATGGTAAATTTGGACATTTGAAAGTGGAATTGCGATGTCGCTAAATTGATTTTGAAAGTACTTTTTTGTAACGATTTTTGAATTTTCGAGGTACGAAATTCCAGTCGAATGCAGTCCCCGAATCCGAGATTGACGTAATAATTTGAACAATAAATACCAGTCATTTTCACTTGGTTTTTTACTGAAATATCCGATTATTCCACACATAATAATTTAATTTATACAAATTTTTACCCCTTTGGAAACCCTTACTCCTAGGGCGTTTTGCACTTCGCCAAAAAAACAACCTACCATCCCATCAATAACTAAAGTCGCTCTAAACGGCTTAAAATTGTGTTCTCGTTTATTTTGTGTTTTTGTAATTTTGGTCATAAATTGTCCAATTTTTCATCCAAATTATCGACATTTCTGAAGGCTTTTAAGGGATAAAATACCAGAGTATTTCGGTAGCCTTTTGGCTCGGTTGGAACGATGGGAGTGACGCCATGCAGATTTCTCCACGCTGGATAAACTAACATGGAATTATCGTAAGATCCGAAAACTGCATCGTAATCTGGCACCGATAAATTGCCCCCTCGACTGCCTTCCCTTTTTGACAAAATTACATTTACGCAACCTTTCAAATTGGCATTGTCGATATGGTAGGAAGCACTGATATTGAAGTTGGAAATCGATGAAGTAAACATCGTACCCAGCCTCCATTGTTTTGGAACGGCGTCCGTAATTATCTTGACTTGTTGTTCGTAAATGTGCGGAGTAAGATTCTTGATAAGTTCTTCGCATTCCCTACAAACGACTAGCATCGCTTTGATGAATACTTCTGCAGATTTGACATCATGAACACTGCTACGAGTAGGATAAGCCCTCCTCATGTGAGGCTTTGGAGGTACAGAGCCAATGATTGTTGAGTATTGCTCAACACCAGAGCCACCATCTCGGCGAGCGTTGATTGCTGAGGATCTACTTAGCACTGACTTTGGTACTCGCTTGGAGCGAAGTTCAGAATTGGCGATGTCCACGAACTTAGACAAAGTTGGATTGACTTTCCTTGTGTCCCTTATGTAGAAGCCTATTACCTCGCCATCTACCTCCAGAAAACAATCTTCCACTACATTGGGTGGAATCATCTCACATACATCCCCTACCTTGCGAGAATGTTTTACTGGAATCAGTTTAATTGTTTTCATTGTGTCTCAGTGTGTTTTGTAGTTCGGTTAATAGATTACCCCCAATATACAATTTGAGTTCCCTACATCGCTTCTCAAGGTCCTTAGCGTTGTCGTATTGGTCAGAGTCAATAGTTATTTGAATTGCATGCTTTACCCCATCGGTCATAGATTCGATTTCCTTCCCCATCTCCTCGTAGTCCAGAGCCGAATAATCAATTGCAGTTCTTCCGAGCCACTTGTTAACCACTTCGGAATTGAAGTTGAAGTCCAGCATGTCCCAATCCCATTCACCATAAGACAAATTATCTTTGATTACCAGTTCCTTTTGCTTCTCTGGACTGAGGTCAACCATCATAGCTGGCACATCATCCAAGCCAAGTTCTACGCATGCTCGGTAGCGCATATTTCCGCAAAGGATATCCATCTCCTTATTGATTACTACGCATCGAACTCCCATCATTTGAGGAAATTCCAGAATTGAATTTTTCAAGGATTCGAATTTGTATTCATCGATCAACCTTGGATTGATTGCATACGGCTTTAATTCTTTGAGTTTATAGATTTCAATTTTCATTTTGAAGTTGTTTAGTCATGGAGGCGATAAGAATATTGCCGATATTTATTTTCTTGCTCTTTAAGGCATTGACCAAATCGAACGCCTCCGAATAATCTCCCAGCATAAATTCAATTTGAATTACCTTCTTTTTAATTTTTTCACCAGAATCAGTGGGATCACTCGATGGAATTGGATCGTCATCGAAATCATCCGATTGACCAATTGGCTCGTAAAAGTCCGTTGGTTGCCAGACATCCAATCCCCAGCCTCCTAATTCAACCTCATCAAAATTGTTGGCTAAGAAGTCCCAATCCCATTCACCAAAGTGAGCGTTATCCTTTACGATAAACTCCTCCTTTTGTTCCGGACTCAGTCCACGCATAATAATTATTGGCACTAACTTCAGACCAGCGTAGGACATTGCCTTAAATCGCATGTTACCACCCAGAATAACCATCCCCTCGTCAACTACCAAAGGTCGAATGTTCGCCATCTCTGGAAAGTCCTTGAGTGAAGAAACCAGTTTGTTGAACTTAGCATCCCGAATTATCCTCGGATTCTTTGCGTTCATTACAACTGAATTAATTTTTACCATTTCAATTTCTCCGAGTTCCTTCCCCCAGATTGATTGCTCTACTTTTTTTGCCATTGTGAAAAGTTTTTGTCCCCCATCTTTTTGATGAAGTGTTTGATATTATTACGATATAAGCCTACCTTATGATTCGGATGGATTGCAGATTGCTTGTCGTCCTCGCCGATGTCGTTGTAGCCCTTAGCGATCATTTCATCGTAGTCGTGGAATACATCTGAGTGGCGATCCTTTTCGACATCAATCATCTTATCTTGCCTTCCTCCGTAGGAGTAGATTACGATAAAGTTTGGAGGTATCGATAGCCTCAATTTATATTTGAAAAGTTCCACCTCCTTGGTGTAAGTATAGAAAATTGTGTTTGGATTTTGCTTGGCTAGATAAAGCCAGTCTTGAGCGTATTGCTCTGAAAAGAAATCACCAGCATCGTGAATACGAATGAACTTGCGATTGTATTTTGGTTTTGAGATTTCCTCGGTCATGAGGCTGAGCCACTTGGAGCGATTGAATAAAACTAATTCAAGTTTCTCCAGATGTGCTTTTTTTACATTTGAGAATTGGTAAGTCCCAGATTTGGCATAACAGAAAGCCCCACAGATTCCAGCGTTAGGACATGTATTGAACTTCTTGCCAGATGATAAAGTTACCCAATGTGCTGGAAGAGTCCAGCCGTAAATTCCACTCTTTCGTAAATCAGAATTTTG